CCAGGTGGCACCTTGTCTACAAAGTACTCTTTAACCGTTGTTTTAAATAATTCAGTTGACCCGTATCCACCAGCCGCTGCGATGTAAAGCAAAACATTTGCATACCCTGAGGAAATAGCATTTGCTTTAGACACCCCATTAACTTGTATAGCCAGTTGCCCGTAGTCCTTTAGAGACACGGCTCTATTTAAAGAACGCAATGCGGCAGGGGCATTAATTCTAACGGAGTCCGTACTCTCTGGATCAGTTCCGCCGCTAAAACCTAGAGGGTTTTTAACCTCAACATTTGCTACGTCAATATTCTTTAAAGTGTCTGGAGCAATATTACCTCGATTTCCAGGAGTTTCTGAGTACCTGTATGTCACATAAATAATAGAATCCTTAGGCGGAATACGCCCAGAAACACCGTCGCCAAATTTAATATATGTAAACCCTGCACCATCTGTAAACGTTGAAAATACAGGATCGTCATCCGCGTAATCAATAATAAATGGAACTTTAGTGTAAGTTAACCCACCAACTATAACCGTAATAGGCGATCCAGTAATAACACCTGTATTTGATAAAACAAATGTTTGATTAGGTGTTCCTTCAGAAGAACCGACAGTTTCAGACTCTTGAACCCTACCCTGTGTAACAAAACCTGTTGCTGTTGAAGGAGTTGTTCCATTTGCTCCGTCTAACGAAACTTCAGAATTTAGTGTAAAAGAAACTGAAGGTTCATTTCCGTCTGAGTCAGTAGTTAACGTGGTGCCTTTGGAAATAACCACTGGGGAAATTGAGTAATTACTAAAAGTTACGGATCCCGTTGCTGGACTAATGTCATTAGGAATATAGTTTAAAAGCCTAGCTATATTTAGTACCGTATCACGTTGAGTAGATGTGGTAATAAATGCCTCATTAGCGGCACGGTCAATTTGGTAGTTTAGGATATCTCCCATATAGGCGAACAACTCTAAAAGAACAATACCAAAATCACTAGAGTCACGTGAGGTCCATTGTGGAGCAAAGTTGGGGATCAGACCCTTTAAGTCCTCAAGAATAGATGAGTAATCCCTAGAGGTGTAATCCACCTGTGGTAGGTATAAATTATCAGACATGTTACAGTACCTCGATCGTTTCACCAGCGGCGGTCAGTGAAGATGTAATTATTTTAACAGAATCGGTTTCCCCATTAGGGAGTCTATAAATTATGCTAAACGTAATAGAAGCCATGGTTTCGTCATACGCAGCTACTAAATCTTCCAGAAGTAACTCTGGGGCCCAAACTGCAAACATCTCACTGATTGCAGCTTTAGCTAGACTAAGGGCTTCGGATGAGGTTTCAAATAGTAAGTCGTTTAAATTAGCGCCGTAATTATAGTACCAAATCCTTTCACCAATTCCAGTAGATAAAAGAGTTAAAACCTTATTTTTCCAAGCTTTTGAACTGTTATCTGCTACAGAAGAGACTTTACCCTTAACGGATAAGGTAAACGGCAGGTCAATAACAGAGGTGTTATCAAGAATGGTTTTTTTCATTTTAGAACGCTCCTAACCAGAGTGGGAAATTAGGGTCCCCGCCCTCAAACATTACCCAGACACCTTGTCCAGGATTTCTTTTATATGAGCCCGCTCCCGTAGTAGTAAGAATTATGCTGGGAATAGCTGGGTACACGGGAGCAGTTCCAGCAGGTAGTGCTTCAACTGTAAGTTGTGTACTAGTTCCAGACCACCATATTTGAACGGATTGTCCAGCAGTAGCGGTTGCTACATAGTTAATGGTAACAACTTGGCGGTTTGGTATACCCGCTGATTTACGAGCTGGTACATCAATTTCAGTAGCTGAGTCAGGGTAGTCAAGATTATTAGTACGAACCCAAAAAATTGCTTTTTCTACAGAGTTAGCAAGGTTAGTAATCTGTATAGAAAAGGTCAGGCTGTAAGTTCCTGCGTATTCAAAGGTAACTTTGTTTCCATCTACAATGCTAATCCCGTTTGCTTCCGCAGTTCTTCCTAAAGAAATAACTTGAGCTACTGTAGTAGACACTAGAGGCTGGTCAGTCATATCATAAAAAGACCCGTATATAGGTTTACCCCCAACGTTAGCCATTCCTCCTACAATTTCCCAGGCCCAGTTAGTTACTGCTTGGCCAAGAATTTGAGGAATTTGTAATTTAACTCGGCCACGTCCCGTTGGATCGTCTGAAGAAACTACAATACCTCTGTAAATTCCATAAAAACGTTTATCTGACATATCGCCAGTAAATATTTCAGAGTACACCCGATCCCTCCAATCGTTTAATAACAGTAGCCGTCCTATTTCTAGTGTCAATGTTGCTAGGGCTATCTAGTCCTCGCTTAGCCACCCAAACATGAGGCCTAGCAGAAGCTACATAGTCTGGTTGAGATCGGTTTTCTGAAATAGAAAACCCATCATTTGCATACTCTTGCGTTCCTTTTACTAGTGTAGACTCTGCAACCTCTGCAACATTTCTTACATTAGGTACTAAAACTCTAGCTGCAATTTCCGCTGGCAATAACGTTTGATCATTATAAACAAACGCTTGCCCTAGAGAATCTGCGCCCACTTCTAAGTGCGTTATGTAAGTAAGAATATTTGGAGAAGTTTCAATAATATGATGTCGTGCAGATAGCACAATCCAATAACCTGAATAATCTTTACCAAGTCCATCTAAATATACAGGTTTATCAGGATTAATAGTAGGGGTTCCAATAATTGTTACTCGAGCCCTATATGGAAATCTATTTCTTTGGTCAACCGAGTTTGCTTCATATACAGCTTGGTTGTAACCTGGCGCTACTACCTCAGTAGCAAAACTATCAAACAGCTCAGTCGCAGATGTTTCTCGTAAAGCTTCTGGTCTTTGCGCATTTGTAACAATAGTTGCAGTACGGCTGTTGGGGTCAACACCACCTATTTGAGAGGCAGACTTATACGCATCCACGTAATGAACGCTTTCCCCAACAGTTAAGTCAAAAGAATAAAGGTCAGATCCTGCAGGACTATTAGCTTCCCGCATTCTAAATATTTTAGCAGATTCTTTATACCTGTTGTAATCTGCAACTAAGCTTTGAAAATAAATGGCAGTATTTTCAATGCGTAAAGAATATCCGCATTGTCTTGCCAAGCGGGTCATTAATTGAAGATCAGTATGACCAGCTTGAGTAATCTGGTCATAAACTCTGGGATGATCTTCGACGTACGGGGAGAAGCCGTTTTGATTAGCAATAGCCTTTATAACATTTGAAGCAGTAGTATTTTCAAATACTCGTTGTCTTGCCTGCTTTAGTTTGTAGGAGGCTCCAATTAAAGTAACAGTTACGAACTTTTTACCAGGACTAATCTCAGGTTTAACATCATGGATATATCCAACAAACTCTCTAGCAGAGTCTTTTCCCCTAATAACGCACCGCACAGGTTCGCTTGGGCGCAGGGTAGAGTACTGAATATCCCAATCCCTAAACTTAACTACAGCTACCTCGTGCGCATACCGCTCTTGAGTAAGAGTAAACGAGTACACGCGTTGAGGCGGTACTTGCGCTAAAGGAAACTCAATAGTTAGGTAATTAAACATTTGGAATACGCATCTCCGTGCCGTCTTCTAAATGCAAAAAGTCAACTATTTCTGGGTTGTACTCAGCAATAGCCCACCAAAGGCTTGGGCTACGTAAGTAACGATTAGCTAAGCCTTCCAATGTTTCACCTTTAGTATAGGTATGAATATAAAAAGAAATATTAGTTAAGTCATCTAATTGATAAAATACAATAGGGTAAGTTTTACCGTTTTCTTTTTTTCTAAAATAATCAACGGTTGACTTTTCATACCTGGAATTTGCGTGAATACTCATTTATTTTGCCGCCAATCCAGCTGTTGCCATTAAGTTAAACTGCATAGAAACATCCGTGCGAATAGGTATCATACCCTTACTAAACCCTATGTGATTTACAGCTAAATTACTTACATAGCCTAAATAACTTAATGGGCCAACGTCAATTTTTAAAAGTGTAGGGCTTAAAAAACCAATATCTGAACTAAGTCTACCCGTTGCTTGATTAACCCAACCTGGGCCGTTAATAGCCTTGTAAAGGTATTCAACATCTGCAATAGTTCCAAATTTTTGTAAATCTTGGATTTTTTTAACAAGCACCTCAGAAGATGGATTGTCTAAATTACCATTTCCAACATAAAACTTTCTGTATCGTCGGGCTAGTTCATCGTAGGTAACATTACGAGAAGAACCTGGAGGAATAGATTTAATACAAGCAAAATCATTTGTTCTATCTAACCTGACAGTTAGTGTTAAGTATTGACCGCTTGGAAAAGCGCCCACAACATCCACAAACTTGTCTGCAAATGAAGGTGTAATATCCATATTTACGGCAACAGACGTAGTTATACTTTCAGGATTCCACATAAATTGAAAACCATACCTAGGGTCTTTAAGGTCAGACCCGTCGTTATACGTGGCAGTGTTTACGTAGTTATTGCCAACACGCGAATACCAATAAATGCGACCCCGCCTAAACTTATGTGTACCGCCATGCGTGTATGCGCCTGCATCAACAGCTAACGGGTCTTTAGAAGGCTCAACAGGCATACTCCATTTATGGGGTGGAAGGTTCCATTGATACCTAGCTAAACCTATAATTGGCCTACTCTTAGTAAGAGGAGGTCTTCTGTCTACGCCCCCAGCTAAATCAGGTACTTTTTTCATACAACTATGTCCTTGCTGTCATGGCTTGAGTAATTGCACTTGCAAACGCATACGGATCAGCCGATAGTGGGGCAGACACATTAATGGTAATTGCCCCCGTGTAAAGAGGTCCAGCAGGAGAAGCTTGAGTTTGACCAGTAATGTCTACGCCACTAACGTCAGTTGGGGAAGTGCCAAAAACGCTTGTTTTGCCCTTGCCGCTAATTATGTCTAAAAGTGTAGTATTACTACCTTTCATACCTTTGTACGCATCAGTTCCTAGTTTTCCAGCAGCTAGTGCAGAAAGAGCTAGACCGCCACGTCCTCCAGAAATAGCGTCTGTTAAAAGGGCGCCAGCGCCACCTCGCGCTCCAGCAAGAGTCTCCATCATTGTTGTTATATTTAGTACAGTTTTTCCAACACCTGAGGACCCTAGCTTAGTCAATGCTCCATAGCCAGTTTGAAGCATGTTATTGGTTCTAGTAAGACCTTGCAGTACGGGCTCGGATAAATTTTGAATCATTTGTAATTCAGCTGTACTTCTATTTGAAGTAGTTTCAGCTCCTGTAGTTAAACCACCCGTGCCTAAAAGAGCTTTTTTACTAAAACTTTTACCCTTTGATTTTTGAATAAGTCCTGCAATAATAACTTGTCGAATTTGCGGGTCACCGCCAAAGTATTGATTAATAATACTATCTAAAGAGTTACCCGACATAGCGGCAATTGCAATGTCTTCTTCACTTACGTCTCTTCCTCTTGACATTATTTCGTAAATTCTATCAATAATGCTTGACAAGTCATTCATACCCGAACCGTTAGAGTTTCTAACTTGAACCCCAAACATACGCAGCATGTTTACGTTGTAGGCAGTATTAATCCCTGACATTGCTTGAGCACCGCCAGTTATGCCTATACCTGGAGCAAGATTAGAGGCCAACGCGGCCCCGCCCAGAATACCTGTGTAGTTATTGCCAGCTCTGAAATTTTTAAGCCCTGGCATAAGCCCATTTCCAGCTAAAAAGTTTCCTGCATAAGCGGCATCATAGGGGCTAATTGCAGTGCCTTGATTGGAAGCTTGTTTTTGAATATCGTAGCCCCGTTGTGCGGTGGTACCTACGCCAGAGTAAAATCTAATACGTTCAGCTAGTTGATTTACTAAAACTGCTTCTTGGGTAGTAGGTGCAAAGGCTGCCACTGCTCCAACTGTGGCTACCGACCCAGTAATAGCTGATTTTAATGCACCACTAAGTTTGCTACGGTCATCGGCTGATTTAAAGCGCTCAGGCATAGAAGGTGTGCTAGTAGGAGCACCTGTATTAGTACCAGCACCAAAAGAGGAATACCCAGAAGAGCCAAATCCACCGCCAGGGTTTTGGGAAGAACTTTTATTAGCTACTTGAGTTGAGCTTTGGCCACCAATAGACCCAGAAGCCTCACCTGCCGCACTTAAGTTTTCCTTAATTTTTGCGGTAGTGGCTTCTAGCTCTTTAGTTTTTTCCAGGGCTTTGTCTAAGCCCTCATTGAGATCTGCCATATCAATCCTTTATCGATGAGCCCTTAAAGCCCAGTTTTGCCTTTCCCTATACGAAAGAGAGCGCACGTCGCTCATACTCCAGCCAGGAAATGCTCGGATTAATAATTCATAAGAGTCCATTAAGTATTCGTATTCTTTATTACTATAGACGAAATAAGTCGGCAAGACTTAGTAACAAGGTAATATTCTTGCCACATGCCTCGCAAGCCTTATTCACCTCCCCGAGGCGTGGTCCTGGATTACGGGCATAGATCTCTTTTACTAAAAGTTCTCTATCGCTCATTCCCAGGTTTAAGGCTGTTGACTTACCTATTGAGGGCTCATCATTTACAGAAATAATGCAACCCGAAAGTAATGCTGTAACTAACTCTGGGTACGGTTGGTTTTCTATTTCAACTAACCGCTTAGTTGTCACACCGTTTGGTAAGGATAAAACAATGTCTCCAGCCTTACCTTTAACAGAAAATACTCTGTCATTAATTGGATCATCTAAAGCTACAGTATTTAAATCTGTAGTCAGATTAACCTCTAACTCCTGAGTAGTGCTGCACTCAAAGCACGTTGCGTTATACATTACGGTTTCCCCAAAAGTTGCCACTCTAATACCAATTAAAATAGCTTCCCTATCACCAGCAAGAAGTTG